TAGCGACACATAAGTGCTTACACACTGCTCTATGAGACGAACCTCTTGGTCAGAAGCACCATCCCAAGGAAAAGCACTTTCTCCATGCTTTTGTAAATCCTCTGTTTTGCCAGGCCAGATAGCATTGCGTTGATCATAGCTTTCTTGACATTGGGCAACGAAGGGAGACATATCTACCACATCAGAATCATATTCATTCTTTAGTTCGGAGATGTCTGGTTTTGTAGTAGTATAGAAACTCTCTAAGACTTGTTCATCCATTAGCGTGATTTTAACATATTCCTCTTTATTCTGTTCCTAGCATTGTTAATAACATTGTGATACCACACAACATCTCGTCCTGCTAGATCAATAAGTTCGTCCACTGGCACTTCGTGTATCTGATCTGAGTAAGCTCTATATAATATTTCCCAAGCTACAAAAGCATCACTGTGCTTTTTGATGAACTCTAGGGTAATATCCGTCTCGGATTTTTTTATGTCTATAATACTTTTCGCCATTGTATTCAATTACTTGTGCTTCAAATACCTTACCTTCTGTTAAATGATTAGCTAGATTCATGGGTATACAAACCCTTATCTTTTTTCTTTTACCATTTTCTAATACTGTTCCTACAACAAACTTGGGGTTATTTGCATTGTACAATATTGTTACTTTAACAAACTGAGGCTCAAGAGCTTTGAAGTCATAGTAATCCTTCAGTTTCTCAATGCCTGATTCGGTTAACTCCTTTGTTTCTTCATTGAAATCATCGGAGTTACATATTTTTTTTCTAGTTCTACCTATTTCCATAGGTGATCTATCTAGTATCTTAGCTAACTCTCCTTGCTTCATTAGTATCCTCCTGTTCCTTGTATTTGATCAAATGACCTTTCATCATAGAATATAGGGCCTTCGCCTGCGTTTGACAACCTCAAGTACCTCATTAGGTCAAAAAAGTCTTTTAATGCTTCATCTGCCTTTCCCTGTGCATTATAGTTGATTAATGAGTCAATAAGGTTGCCACATGACTCGTGTATATAGCATCTTGGGCGATTTTCTGCATCTACACCCACATTTGGGTTGTAGTAAAACCATTCATCTAACGCAGATGTACCTATTGCTTCCGTTCTTCCGTCAGAAGGAACAAAGTCCATACCTTGGTCGCTGTACTCGGAGAACAAATCAATATTATTCTCATTTTCTCTGGCAAAGTATCTGGAGTCTCCAATTCTTTCAAAAACATTTACGCCTATCTCCTCTTCTATATCCTCAAATAATTCTATATAACCTTGAACATTATACCCTAGCTTCTTTGAGGCTGGCCCAAACTTCCATTTGGGATCACCAAATATTGCCCATTCACCAAATGTATCTCTATCTGGCCATTCTCGTCTGATATAGACATCTCCTTGTCGGTTGACTCCAGCCCAGATGGATACATAGTTTCTTGCTCCTGCTGGGTCAACAACCTGATATACTGTAAATTCTTTCTCATTAGATATGTCTGGGAACTTCATCCCATATTTATTTTCCTCCTCCCCTAATACATTAACTTCTGTGTTAAACAAAGGTAACATTGATGTCATTGACTTGACTGGCACACCATATGCTCTTACTAATATCTCTTCTTGTGGTCGGTCTCTTAGATCCTTTGAAATACGAGAGTAGCCACCGAATGGATTTTCGTCTGAATGAAGGTATACTATACTCGCATCCCTCTTTGGACTATATTGCTTTACTGGTAATGATTTATTATTTAACAACTCAGCTTTTCGTGTTTGCAGTGTTTCTGCTCCTTGTAGGTATTCTGATATAAATGGTGTGTACCCATCAATCGGTGTGAATCCTATCAATAGCTTTGAGTTTCTAGTAGCAAGACGGAATCTAAGCGTATTCACTAGTGCAGAATCACCTAAGTACTCATCAAGCCAAGCTCCTATATTCAGGTCATCAGGCTTCTTAAATCCGAACTCAAAACCCTCTAAGATAGTTTGGTTGTTGCTAAACTGCGTGTAGGTCTTGAAATCAACACGAGTTTTGGTATCAGGGAAAATAAATGATTGCCCTGTAAAACCATTCTGCATAGAAAAATTAATATATCCCTCTGTACTCTTGGTCTTCTTTTTAAACTCCTTGGGCATCATCTCCCAGATCGCAGACTGTTGTACCTTGATTGATGTATCTGCATTTTGCGAAAAGCATACAATATGACCACCTTGGTTATTCATGACTGCCTCCATGACCATTTTGGCACAACCTGTGGTTTTTCCAGATCTATTACCCCCTAGAACCAAACATTCATTGTGATCCCACAATCCATGTCTAATACGATCCCAGCCATCTAGCTCAAATCCATGCCTTACTGGATCTTCTTCTGCTGATTGAATCCTACCTTCATGAGCCTTGTGTAGCTCCTCCAGTAGCTGGGGTTCATTTTCTGCTAAGAAAGCAATCTCTTCATCCGTAGGTGGTTTCACCATAGGATGTTTAGTAAATACTAATTCCATCTATTCTTCGTCTTGTTCTTCCTCTATAGGAGAAGGTGCTTCCCAATCTATATCTAAGGATACACTAGATACCATATCTAGCTGTGCTTCTTGGAATAACATTCTACCTACACGGAAATTTGTATAGTCATAATACAAATCTCCTTTATCGTCTAGAACAACATATGCAAAATTAGTAAAGTGTTCCCCCAAAATGGCTCGGATTCTACCTAGCTCGTCATCATGGTCATCTGAAATAACTCCACTCATTCTACATCTATTATATCTGCTGGTTTTTGTTTCTTCTTTAGGCGTTCTCTTACTGCCTTTAAAGTATCCTCGTAATCCTCCTGCGTATATACCTTTCTCTCCTCAGTTATATTACTAGCTTCGCCCCTAGCTGTCATTGCCTGTCTTTGCGAGTTAGACTTAGCTATTGAGATCTCCTTGAGATCCTTGAAGTCAGGTACATATCCTGCCTCCATCTTCAAACGAAGGGCTTCTACCATGTCTTCTTCTAAGGATTCTAGGTTAATATAGCTCCGTGCTGACAGTTTCCCCCCTAACTCGCGAAATTTGCCTAAGTAGTCAGCGTAGTCAGTTAGCACAGAAACGAGCGTAGAGCGTGTTATTTTGTGTTTTCTGACCATCTGGGTCTGTGACACCCCAGTTGCTATCAAATGGAGTATTTTGCCCACTTTTTGTGGATTTATACGACTCAGACTGTTTACCCTCTCTAGTGCTTTACTCTCTCGCACCTCTTTTATAGCTTGTGCTATGCCTTCTTGTAGCTCTTTTTGCTCTTCCATTGATCAATATTGATTAACCTTTACCAGTTAGAATACACTATCTTATATATATAGTACTTGACTTGGTTTATATAATAGCATAACTTACTTACAGTTGTCAAGGGGACTATGAGATGGCCATTTTTTTAGAGGGCAGTTTACATATATACTAGAAATGCGTGCGTTTGTGCATGACCCCCCTCCCCCCTAGCTAGGTAGATGCTGTACTAGCTAGGATAGCCTACAATCAGCTAGTTTATCAGCCTTGGCGAGCTACCATAGCTAGCAATCAGCTAGAATATCAGCATTGCAGGCAGTCTGTAGCTATGAGATAACTATATTTACTGCCAAGCTGAGATGTATTTAATGGTGTCACTTTGGTACTAGTTTCCTATCTAAATCTAGTTATTGTCCAATCTCTAGACAGTTATTTTCCAAAAATAATCGCTCTCTAGCCCACTGTTTATCGGGGTTACAGAGAATCTCTAGTTTAGAATGCAAAAAAAACATTGCGTTAGCTAGCTAGGTGTGGATAATGGTTTACATCATCAACGATTCCAATAGTGGTGAGCCTCCAATAGGGGGCGACAGAAGCCCAACGCTAGCAATAGTGCCAAACTTCCACTGAGAATATGCCGATTGATGACCACCGAAATGCGAAATACATTTAGAAATGCGATGCCAAAGCCTGTGGAAAGTTGTCACTTTGACTCCTAAAATGCTAGCGAGTATGTCAACAACGAGAACAATACATCTGAGGAGGATGGGATAAATCTGCGATTTTACTAATGCAACTAGCTATGTTAGCTAACTGTCCACAGTCAGTGTAAATGCAGATGGGTAAACACTAACAATATTATTCTTATACTTATGAAAAAATTATATAAATTAAACGCATTGAACTATTACAATGAAGCTAGGCATGTGATTATTACTGATCCTATCTATACTTATGAGGAGATTGCTGACAGACTAGCTGATCTTAAGGATTCAGTTTTAGAGTTAGAAATCGGAATCAAAGAGGGCAGTGAACACTACGATGATCTCCAAGATTTGCTCAATACAATTGAGGTTAACCTAGATTTCGCAGTACATTCATTCTAGGCGAAACAGTGCTGATGCACTGTCCACAGGGATTAGTCATCCTGTGCTGATGAGCTAGACTAACAAATTAAATTATACTTATACTTATGGAAAAATCTAAAATTGATTACCAAGTTGCTCAAATTACTGAGAGCTTACTTAAACTAGAATCGGATGTAAACAATGGTTTACTTTCTCCTAGAGATACTGCGAACAAGATTCGCTTGATTACTGATTACATTAAAAT